AGATTTGACTTATATGCACCTATTACTTCATCACTCCACAATTCGGGGATGAAGTTATTAGCTACTGAAGTCGTTACTTGGTTTGTACCCAAAGCCATTTTACTTCTCCTGTTATAGTATTATTATTTAACCCTGCCTTCTGCATATGCTTCCTGAATTTCATCAGCAAGTGTTGCATATCGGTTAGGATCTGTTACTTGCAAGTTGATTAAATCAGCTCGCCTGTAAACTTTCTTTCCACCTACAGACTCTCCAGATGATCTACTTTCGCCAGTTGTTTTTTTCATTGCTTTTTCAATTTTAGATTTTTCTTCAGCTTCTGCTTCTTTTGTTGCACCAGTAATTCTAGTTTTAGAATACCAATCAAAAAGTTCTATTGCTAAATCTGATCTATATTCGGAATCAGCTTTTCTAAACATTTCTGTACGAGTTTCACTATCACCAATAAATTTTTGAAAAGAAGAATCTTGAACAGTTTTTTGCCAATCTGGATATGCTTTTTCTAAAGCTTCCAAATTATGCTTTTGCATGTTACCCATTCTTTCTTCTCTAGCCTTTATAACATCAGGGTGGTTTTCTATGGCTTTATTTACAGCCGAAACTGGATCGTCATAGAAGTTGTCCTCCTGTATTACAGATTCTTCTGGTGGAGTAGTTTCAGCAACCTTATTTTGTGCTTCAATTAGACTTTGCATAAGCTTTCGTTGTTCTCCGAGTTCTGCTCCTTGCTTACCTAATGCCTGTTCGACATTTTGATGCATTTCAATAACCTCTGCCATTGTTTTACCCGCATACTTTTCAGGAATATCTTGATTGCCATCAACATTTTGTATTTGTTCTGGCTCTGAATTTTCTTGTATATTTCTTTGACTTGAAAACTCGTCTAAAGAAGATTCTGCCTGTGTTTCTGTTATGGGTTCACTTTGTAAAGGTGTTTCATCTACTACTATACTTTCACTCATTGTGTTTTCTCCGCCCTTTTCAGGGTTATGAAGTTTGAATTATGTTGGATTTCCGTTTTGGAGTTCTTCCAACGCTAGGTGTGTCGCATTTTCTAAATTTATTATCCAATTTAGTATACGCAACTGACCTTTGGCTTCCCAAAGATCTTTTTCAGAATTAATATTGTCAAGTTTGGCAATACTTTCTTCTAAATTTTGTAAATCTTGTATTAAATCTAACCATCCATGTGTTTCAGTCATTCCTAGCCTATCTTCTAAGAATTTTTCGTCTGTTTTTGCCATTTTATTTTAATGCCACATATTAAATTTAATTATTGTAATTGTTGTTTAATTTGTCTTGGCATTCCAGCCTCTCTAGCTTTAGCTAAATTTAAAATAGTTTCAGATTTTAAATGTTCTATTTCTGGTATGTTTCTTGCTGTTTCAGATCGTTTATTTTCAATATCTGCCATTAGTTTTTGTAGACTAATTTGATCTTTTTGCAATTTAAGTATTTTTTCTTGTAAATCAATATCATTTGGTTGTTTATTCATTGCATCAGCTTGATGTAATATAGCTTTTGCTTCTTCTTCTTTAGCTTCTGCTATAGTTTTTTGTACATTAGCTTGTAATTGTTGCATTTGCATTTGTTCTAATTGCATTTGCATTTGTTCTCTGTTTTCATCTGGCTGATTTCCTTGCATTAGAGCATTAACAATTTGATCTCTATTGTGAATAGATGAATTTTGGAACATTGCTAGTAAAATAACATTAAAAGCGGGCGAATCTTTAGGTATAGCTTGTAACATTTGTACCATTTGTTGCATTTCTAGTTCTTTTGCCATAATACCCATAGTAGAATAAGGCACAAATTTGTAATCAGTTACAGGGTATCTATCAATATCAAATTGTATTTTTCTCCACATGCATTTATTTATAAGCGGTATAAGAAAAGTGTTTTGAAAATTCATTAATGTGCGTTTTTGCCTTTTGATAGCAGCACTTTGCATCATAGACATACCACTAGCAGTATCATTTTGTGCTGCACCTGTATCGGCACTACCTGTGCCCATTTGTATCATGTTTTGAAGTGAGGCAACCTGATTGAATGTATTAGGATCTGTTGTACCCATGTCGAGAGGCATGATAGCATCTCGTGGACTACCATTGGTCAGAACAGTTTTTCCTGCTCTCACTTCAAACTTTACGCCTCTAGGTAATCTTGTGGCATCAGCAGCCATCATTGGTGTAGTTGTTAACGCTAGAGAATCTATTCTTGCCCTCATTTCAGCATCTAATGCTTTTTGTGGGTTATATCCTTTTTCACAAACACCTCTGCCCCAAAATTTATTAGGAACAATGTCATGTTGATAAGAAATAAATGGCCTGTCATTCATCATAAAGGCGTTTTCATCAACTCTAAGAATATGTTCGTCATTACACATAGTAACAACTGCTTCAACTAACTCATCTTTTTTAGTATATTCAAAATCATCTTTATCTTTGTTAGCTTTTAAAAATCTTTTTGGTACTAATCCCCAATATTCAGTAATTTTTACTGAATCAGATTCGTCTGCTTGTTTAGTTTCAGGGTCATATCCAAATTTTACTGTTTGAAAATCTCCATCTATAGGTACATCTCTATATAATCCTGATCTTATACCTTCAACAATGTGATATCTAGGTTTAATAACTTCATGTGCTACACCTAAAGCATCGTCAATTGAAATAGCTGATGGATCAATAAGAAATTCTTTTGGTGATATAGGCTCTACATGAACATCTACTATAGGATATTCTATAACTGTTCTTGTTTTTGCAGCAGTTCCATCTATAGTTTCTTCAGATGGTGCTCTTTCCATATTAGATTTAACAACTATTTTTCCAATACCAGTACCATATATAGCACTATTTAAAAATACTTCACAAATAGCATCTTTACAACCTGTTTTTTCTAAATCTTCTTGTAATAAATTACGAATATATTCTGCTTCTCTAGGATCTTCATCAAGCATATCATCTTTTATGTCAAACCATTTACCACGCCCAAAAGTTGCTTCTTCTAATTCTGCAACTGATGATTCAACAGCTTGTTGTAATGCAGGAGAAATTAACCTTGATCTTTCATTTGCTCTAGTTTTATCCTCAGCAGACCAAATACCTCTCCACAGACGATAATATTCATCCCACATAGGAATGTAGTTAATATTTCTGTGTGTCCTCCAGCCTTCTAGCCTGTGTGATAACCAACCTGCTAACGCCTGGTATTTTGTTTCTGATTTATTCATATTTAATATAGGCACTTAAATAAGTGCCGATTATATCACATTTTTTATTCTTAATGTAACTTTCTTTCTTCTGGCTCAATAACAATATCGCCATCTAATAACAATTTACATATAGTTAAATCAACATTGTCATCCCAATTTTCTTGATTATATAAATATCCTTCTCCATCATCTATAAGATTTGTTATTATTTGACAAGCAACTATATATCTTTCTATTATATTGGTTTTATCATTGCTAAACTCTAACAACTCATCCATTTCTGCTTTTGTTAAATTACTAATATCCAGCGACATTATCTATTGGCCTCCATTCGTCATCTAATTCTATTGAGTGAGCAAAATCTGCAACACTTACTTGATCTATATAAGCTAAAGCATCTAACATATCATCATGTGCTAATCTATTAGGAAAATCTAATAATTGGTTTGTAAATTCTCTCCATTCTTTTTTTTCGTTAAAAGTAATTTGACCATGCTCTAATCTGCCTTGTAACGCCCAAGTTATTCTATCGTTTTTCTTTTTACCGCCATGTCTAAGTTCTATAATAGAAACCCATCTACCTTCAGTTCGCATCTCATCTTCAAGATAAGGCAAGATTGCGTTTCTAAGTGAGCCTGTTTCTATGCCTACGGTAGCTGATTCAACTTTTATTGCAGAGTAAAGAATTTTTTTAGCAGTTTCTTTTACATTCCATCGACCATGTAGTATGTCTTTAACCCACCATTTATCACGATCTATCTTAACAATTGCAATAGCTGTTTCATCTAATCTAGAACGCTTTAGATTTCTTTCTTGTTCTACAGCTTCATATCCAGCAGGATCAACAGCAATAACATAGTTACCTTCTTCTGGTTCTTCATCAACTTGAAACCATTCTTCTTTAAATATACCACCAGAGGTTGTTTCAAATGATGCTTCAAATTCTTGTCTAAAAGACATAGAGGACATTGTTTTTTTTGAGGCTTCGATTTCTTCTGCTGGCAAGAAAGGATTATCTGTCGAAGTAAACTGAAAAGCATCCCAATCTTCATCTTCTAAAGCATCTTTATACAAGTCAAAGAAATGGTTTTTTCCTGCGGGCGTTCCTATAAACAAAGCACCACCACGGACATCTGCAAGAGTAGGGCGAATAATTTGTTCCCAAACTTGTGGTTTCATAGAAGCATATTCATCAAGCACAACATATGCTAATCCTACACCACGCAAAGTTTCAGGTCGATCAGATCCTTTAAGGTATATCTTACGACCATTAATTAAAGTAAGAACTGCTGTATTCTCGTATGCTTGGACAATTAGGTCTTTACCTAACTCTTTAAGCATAGCCCACATAATGTCTTTAGCTTGCTGAAAAGTAGGAGCAATGTAGAACACATCTTTACTATCAGACTGTATCGCTTTAATTAAAAGAATCCAAGCAGATAAATAAGACTTACCAAATCTACGACCAGCAGCAACTATCTTAAAACGCTTATCGGAATGAAAGATTTTTAACTGAGCAGCGTGTAAATCAATGTTTAACTCAGCCATACTATTGCTTAATGAAAATTTTGAAAATCATCCATTGTTATTGTGGAAGTTTTTACTTCTAAATCAGAATTCTCTATAAACCAAGAAATCCTATCA